GAAACTTTCGTTTCTCGAGGTAACCTGGTTCCTTCATGAGTAGGAATCAAAAACCTTTGACATCTAATTACATTAGATTAGGTTGACAAGATCTTCGAAAGATTTTCTTGTTCAAGTCCTATTTCGGTAGGGCAACTCTACTTTAACTTTTGCTAACTTTTAAGTTGAGCTGAAACTCAATTAAAAGTTAGGGGTTAAAGGAGTCATAGTAACTCTAAATCTGCTGATCCCTTTACAGGGAATAACAGAATAGGTTCTTGTTTTCACATACAGCTCTGGTTCAATCCTTTTCAGGTTTGAGCCGGACTGGGTCAGTTCTCGTTTCCAATAAAATGGAGGACCTCCTTTCTAATAAAGTGGAAAGGTGATGAGATACTGGCTGCTGATGCATTCATAATTAATCTTAAAATACAATGAAAAATACTAAATTTATTAATATTATCAAAGCATTTAAAGATTACTATGTTTCAGAACCTATGATTTCGCTAGGTAATTCTTTTGAATTATCAGCCTTATTTCGGTCACATGGATGAAGATTTATCTACATCTGTTTTCCAAAAATAAGGAAGATTACTCATAGACTTAAAATCTTAAAAATTTTCTCTAAATATATACTATCAGTGACTAAACGTCACGGAAGTACATATACAGTGAAATATTTGAAAAATTCTACCTTAGCTATTCAGAAGAGTATAGCTGGTTATCCTCTTTCATCACTGAAAGAGTTAGATAATTTACCTTTTCCTCGATTGGCTAATGGTCTTCCTAGGTTTATACCTATAGAAGATCGAAAGGCTATTCGAAGAGGGGATACAAATATAATTCGTTTTTGAATATCTTTATATTCATTGTATAGAATTATATCTATTCCCGGTACATTAAAACTAAACACGATAACCGATGTAACATCTGCTAAAGAAGACGATTTAAAAAACGGATCTGAAGAACTTGGAACTATTAGTTCGAAGTTCTCAGCAAAGTTTAATAAATCTATTCTAAAAAGACGTTACGTGCTATTGCCACTGGAGACATCGTCGCCATCTTCAAAAACATCCTGATTGGAAATGTACTCTATACCTCAGTATTTGAGACATTATCAACCAGATATGTTTGAGAAGATGGACAAGTTCATGTCATTAATGGATCTTTCTGAATTACGAGATTTCTTTCATTTGTCTTCTGAAACAGGTGATTTACCTATTCAAGAGAAAATGTTAGGTCGTCTCGCAACAAAGAATGAACCTGCTGGTAAAATAAGAGTTTTTGCGATGGTTGATGTATGAACACAATCCATACTTAATCCATTGCATAAACTTCTTTTCGATTTCCTTAAGAACCTTCCTAATGATGGTACTTTCGATCAAACAGCGGCTGTAAACCGTTGTAAGATTAAAGCATCAAAATCTGGGGTTTCTTTTGGTTATGATTTATCAGCAGCTACAGATCGTCTTCCTATATCTTTACAAGTATCTATACTTGAAAAAATTATTGGAAAGGATCTGGCCATTTTATGACGTGATATCCTTATAGGAAGACCTTACTATTTAAAGTCAGATGAAGGAGATGTTATCATTAATAATACCTCTTACAAAAAACTTTTTTATAGCACAGGTCAACCTATGGGAGCCTTGTCATCGTGAGCGATGTTGGCCGTAACCCATCATTTCATAGTTCAATTATCATATATCAAAGCTTATTCTTTCTTCGAAAGAAAAGGTATTGATTGATATGAAAATTATGAAGTGTTAGGAGACGACATAGTTATCTTTGATAAGAAAGTTGCAGATCAATATTTAATCCTTATGGAAAAATATGGAGTTGCAATTAACCTTTCAAAATCTGTTATCTCCAATAATGGAGGTTTCGATTTTGCTAAAGTTACTTCTTACAAAGGTTCAACTGTTAGTGCTATCCCATGACGTG